GGGACCGGCGAACGGAATGGATCCGGGCGTCAGGCTCGGGCCGGCCGCGGCCACCGCGGCGGTCACAAAGGCGGTCGTCGCGAGCTGCGTCGTGTTGTCGAACGGCGCCGCCGTGGGCGCAGTTGGCACGCCGGTCAAGGCGGGCGACGCGATCGGCGCGAAGGGACCGCCGGCCGGCGCCGCGCGATTGCCGAAATCGCGGAACAGAATCTCGAACATCTGATCGGCGTTCTGGAACTGGCGCGCGAGCTTGTCATTCACGTCGGCCGCGAGGGACGTACTCGGCGCGAACGCTAGGCGGTACGGCTGTGGCCGTTTCATCGGCGGCCCCCTTCGTGAAGATCGTCGATCTCGAAGCCGAACAGCGCGACGGGTTCGTCGACCTTGGTATGGCGGAGATTGAGTTGCGCCAGCTTGCCGAATCCCAGCCGGCGGAGCCGTTGACGGCCGCGCTGCATCTGGTACCCGATCGGCGGTTGCGCGGGCGCATCGAGGTAGCCGACCTTCGGCGTCACGGTGAGCACGCCGGCCGTTTGCACGGCGCCGAGCATCGAGAGTTGGCCGAAGTACTGTTCGCGGTCCGGCGTCGAGTCGGGATTCGGGTAGAACTTCGTGTCGACGTCGTAGTCGATCCCGAAGCGCTGGCCGCTGAGCGCGACGTCGGCGGCCGTAGGCCGGACCCCTTGATCGTAGATGCCGCCATCGGCGCCGCCGACCGTGGGCACGGGGATATTGTTCACGGTGCGGAGAAAGGCCGACTTCGCCGTGAACGCGTCGATCCGGTGCGGACCGTCCCACGTCCGCTCCAGCAAATCGAATTCGACGAACTTCAACACGCCGGCCGGGTCGAACAGGAACAGGCGGTACTTCACCCGGCTTGTCGTGTCGATCTGCGCGAAGGCCTCCGAGAAGCGCGACGCGTCGAAATAGTCCGGCGTCGTGAACCAGGTTCGCACGCGGCCACGGCCGCCGGTGCCATCGGTCAGGCAGACGATGCCGGAGTCGTCCCACTGGTACACGCCGTCGTGCCACAAGAAATACGCTTTGTCACGATAGACCTGAACGGATTCTTGTGACACCACGCCGCACTGATCGCTCACGATGATCACGCGGAAATCGATCAGCGTGCTTTGATCCGCCGACTCCTCGCCAGTCCCGACGATCGCCAGGATTCGATTGAGGCGGCCGACGCCGAGCGCTTCCCGTCGCGTCAGGAACGCCGTCACGCCGAACAGGTCCGAGCCTTGCCGCGGAATCGACAGCCCGTTGAGCGCCGGCCAGGCGTACATCAGGCCCGTCTCGGTGTAGCGCACGGTGTCGACGTCGAGATCGCCGACGCCGAACAGCCGGTTGCGGAATTCGGCAATGAGCGTGAGCCGCGGCGGCGCGCCGAGCGCGGGAGAGGCGGCCAGGAGGCTCAGCGCCGCGTCTGGCAAATCGTCTTGGATCGACGTGAGCACGTTGCCGTCGAGATCGATCCACTGAAAGAGATCCGCGCCGCCGTCCGTCACGCGATACATGCGGCGCGCGTTCACGGTGTTGTCGGGCGAGATGTCGATCCCCGCGTACTGCAAATCCTCGGTCACGATCACGACGTCGGTACTGGAGGCCGGCGAGTAGTCGCTTTCCGCGATGATGGTGCCGTCGTCGGCGCGAATGAGGAACGTGTACCGCCCGTGGTTGTACGTCCCGCTCAGCGTGCCCGTGGGGACGCCAGAGAGGATCGGCGCCAGGCGCGGCGCCGCGGGCGTCAACGGCCGCACGGCGCCGGCCGCGTCGATCGTGAGCGGGCGCGACGGCGTGTTGACCAAGACGACGTAGTGCCCGTACACCTCCCAGCGCGGCGGGACATCGGTCCGGAGCGTGATCCCGGTCGGCAGCGGGATCGGCGTCACGATGCCGGCCTCGTCGACGAAGGCCAATCCGTTCCCCGCTTGAATGACGGTAACGGACATCAGAGCACCACCACGCCGACCGCGGGAACCGCCGTGCGGTCCGCTTCCGGCAATTGCGGTGTCAGGTCGATCCAGGCGGCGCCGTCTTCGGTACCGACGATCGCCGCGGTGAGCCCGAGGCCGCCGCCGATCGCGTAGAGCATCCCGGCGTCGACGGGCATCGCGATGTACGGCCGAAGCGTGTCCGCGGCGCCGGTGTACACCGTCGTCCAGGTGATGCCATCGGCTGACTTGCGCACCTTGGCGATCGCGGGCGTGTCGTTATTCCAGTAGCCGGCGTAGAGCGCATCGAGGAACACGCCGAACGCCAAATAGCCGTTGTTGGCCGTGGCGGCGCCGCCGGATCCGGTGTCGACAACGCTGTACGTGCCATCGGCGGCGCGCGTGAGAATCTGGCCGAACGTGGCGGCCGGCGCCGTCGTCCCCACGTACAGCGCGCCCTGAAACGCGGCGAGCGCGGACACGCCGCCGAGACTGTCCGCGGTGAGATCGTGATCCTGCGTCCACACCAGGTCGATGCCCGGACGAATCACGAAGATCTTCCCCGGCGCGGTCGGGTCCTGCCGGTGCGTCCCGCACCACAGTTGACTATTGAGCGACACCAGCGCGTACGGAATGTGGCCGGCCGGGAACGGATCGCCGATCGGCGTGAGGGTCGCCGAGTCGATGTCGAGGGAGAAGACGCGGCCGAGGAAATCCGTACTGTCGACGCCGCTGTCCCACGTCGCCACGTAGATCGTGCCGCTGGCCACGAGGATCGAGACGACCGCTTGCGCGGCGCCGAGGCCCGAGGGCGGCAGCGCCGTCAGTTCGCGATCGTAGGATCCATCGAACAGACGAATCGGCGGCGCGTCGGTACCGACCACGTAGCCGGACGCGGCGTACACCAGGTGATTGCGCGCGATGCCGGCGATCCCCGGTGAGCCGCCGAGCATCGCCGCCGAGCCCGTCGCGAACCCCTCAAAATCTTTCCACGATCGCGGATTCGCCGGCCGCGAGTCGCCGATCGCGACGACGTCGCCGCGGAAGCCGGCATCGGATTGCCACCAGCCATGCGGCGGCGGCGGCGGAACCGGAATGATGTCGGGCAACACCGGCGGTTCCGGACTGACCGCGATCGGGAAGATCCCCGGCGGCGTGACGGGATTGCCGCCAAAGGTGTTCGGCGTCCAGCTCCCGGCGAACCCCGCGCCGGCGATCACGAACAGGTCATAGACGCGGCCCGTGACGTTGAGCAGCGCGCCCACGGTCACATAATCGAGGCCGCCGCCGATGATCGCCGTGGTGACGATGTTGCCGTTGATCTGGTTCGAGTCGAGCCCGGTATGTCCCGGATCGCGGAAGTACGAGACGAGCGTGTGCGCGATGCCGAACGCAAAGAGCGGCGAATTGCCTCCGAGGTTGACGGCGACGTTGCGCGAGGAGAGCCCGTCCCCGATGTAGGTGACGCAATCGACGATCCCCGAGGCGCCCGACGCATCGATCGAACGCCAGGCCGAGTACGCCATCTGCGGCGTTCGAGAATGCGCGTTCGCCTTCGTGGTGAGGGTGCCGGCGCCGAACGTCATGACGGCCGCCGTGTCCGTGCCGGTCAGCGGATTGGCGGTATCGGTCGCATTCCCCGGCCCTTTGTAGAAGTAGCCGGCGATCGATGAGGAGATGTCCTCTTGCGCGGTGAAGACGCACGTCGGCGTGAACGCGGCATCTTGCAACGGGTTCGCGACGCTGGCCGTCGCGCTTCCCCACGCGACGGCGCCGTTGAGCATGAACCGACTGGACGGATCCGAGAAGGCGACCCACTGATAAGTGATGCCGTTCTGATTGGAGGCGGCGGCGCTCCCACTCACACGGAACAATGTGGGGGAGCCATCCGGCGGGTACACCACCGGGAGGCCGCTGTCGATCCCGCCAAAGCCGCCGTTGAGAGAACGGTGGACCGCGCAGTACGTCGAGAACCATTGTTCCGTGTTGGCGGAGCCGACCGCGCGAATCCACAGCCAGTGAAACGGCACGCCGACTGAAACGTCCTGGCCGGTGCCGTTGCCGACGAAGGTCCCGGACCGCGCCGACGCCCATGCCATCGAGCGCAACGGGTACGTGACGGCGTCGATCTCCGGGTACGGCGCGTTGTGCAGGCCCGTCTTGGCCACCGGCGGCCGGATCGGTGTGGCGCCGACCGGGACATCCTCCGGCCCGAAGACGCCGACCCACTCGGCGGCGGCGAACATCGCGGCGATCCCCATCGTGGAACCGCCCGAGTCTTTGTCGAGCGCAATATCGATCGTGACCACGTCCGTGCGCGGGACCACGTTCACGGTAAAGAGCTGGCCGCTGAAATTGTTGTTCGAGCCCGGCTGCGTGACGTTCGCGTTCTGCACCAGCGAGCCGCCATTGATGCGGTACCCGACGATCGGCGGTCCGCCTGGCCACGTCGACGGCCAGCAATGCACGAGCAGCGACGCGAGGCCCAATTGCGGCAGATTGACGTAGTCGGTCGTGAGGAGGAGCCGCGAATTCGCCGTGGCCGTCGACATCTGGTTCGGCGGCGAGATGCCGGGCGGATTGCCGGCGAGCCCGCGGAAATCGCCCGTCCACGCGCCGGCCGCACTGACGCCGCTGACGTTGATCAACCGGATGTGCGTGCCATTCAGCACGTCGTCAGTCGGCGACAGTGACGGCGTCGCCAACGCGACGTTGATCCAGTCGTCGACGTCATATTTGTAGGTCGTCGGCGAGAGGCCGCCGACCGCGAACGTCGACGCGGCGCCGATCGCCGATGACGTGTGTTTCCCGTTCGTCGTGCCGAGCCCGGTTGTGCCGGCGAGCACACTGCCGGAGAACGACACGGCCCCGTTGATCTGGAGACTCATGACGCCATTGATCGGCCCGATTTGCGCCATCGCGACGACGAGATCGAGCTTGACCCACGCGCCGAGCGTGAGCGCCGCGGACGTGCCGATCACGGTCCCCGGCGTGCCGCCGTTGCCCGTATTGCGAAAGACGAGCTGGCCGGCCGTGTTCATCGTGAGGAAGCACGTACTACTTCCTTCGAGCGAGTCGCTCATGTGCCAGATCGCGACTTCGCCCTGATTCGGCAAGACCCACGGTCGGAAATAGAACCGCTCCCAGGAACAGAACGACAACGCGAACCCCGAGCCGACCGGCACGGTGTTCGCGCTGATGTCACTGCCGCCGCCGCCCGCAACGACGGTGTAGCCGTACCCGTCTGTCAGCCGCGAGCCGGCCGGCGAACACGAACTGTTAATCGTGGCCAGGCTCGCATTGCCGGCGCCGCCCAGCTCGAACCCAATCGCCCAGCGTCGCTGGAGGATGCCGCCGCCGCTCGGCGCCGCCGTCGCGTAGTACGGAAAAATCATTCCGTACCACTTGTATTCAATCGGATCCCAGTTGGTCGTAAAGTCGGTGTACAGATCGTTCGGATCGACCATCCCCGAATCGACGGTGCGATCGAAGTGAACGAAATCGGCCGCGTGGAACGGACTCCCGTTGTACGGCGCGATGAACCAACAGCCCGTGGGATCGGGTTCCTGCGTGGGCGAGTAGTTGACGGTGAGGCCTTGCGACGCCGCGAGGCGATCCGGCCCGGCTTGCACGCCAGCGGGATTCGCCAGGACCCACGCTTGCGCGAGCGCGAGATCGGTCGTGTAGATGATGTAGTTCAGCAGGATCGGCGAGGGAGAAATCGGCGGCATACTACTCGCTCAGCGGTCCCCGGCCGATGAACATCAGCCGCGTTCCGCCGCCGTCGCCGCCCGAACTGCCGGCCAACGCCGGCACGCCGACGCCGCCGAGCACGGCGCCGCCCGCGGTCACCAGGTTGACGGGCGCGAAACCGGGACGATTCACCAGGACGCCGAGCGGACTGTTGAGCGCGTTTTGCAATTTGGTGCATTCGCGATCGTCGATCGACCACGGATCGCTATCGACGTTCACCCCCAGCGCGCCGATGCCATAGACCTTTTTCGGCGCCATCTCAGTCCCAACCGCGATTCCCGCCGTCGCCCGAGAGGCCGCCGCCCCACAGTTCGTCGTACACGCCTTGGATCACGACGGGTTGCTGTTCCTGGCGCGGTTCGCTGATGGTGAGGATCGCTTGCTTCTCCGTCGAGTAGACGGCCAGCCAGGTCGTATCCGGCACGAACGGGCCGTCGCCGTTTTGTTTGCCGAGCGCGTACGCGGCCGTCCACGCCATCAGCGCGTGATCCGACTCGCCGGGGATCGGATTCGCCGTGTCCATGTCCATCGTCGCCGGCAGCGTCGGCACGTAGACGAAGCGGACCAACACGGTCGCCGTGAGCTTCGGCGCGATGTACACGAGCGGCGGCGCCACCGGCGATCCCGCGTTGGTGACCGCGTAGTAGACATCCGCCGGCAACGTGACATCCATCGCATTGCGCCCGAGCGCGTTGAGAAAGTCAGTCGACGTGTACTTGCGCGGAAGGAAGCGGAGCGTACGGGTTGAACTGGTGTTCGACGTGTCGCGCGGCATGACGGCCAGGACGCGGAGGACATCCGGCGGCACGCCCGTCAACATCTCGTCGCCGGATCGGTAGAAGACGTTCGTCGTGTCGATCTTGAGAAAGTGCTCCTCGTGCAGATCGACCAGGGCGCGCCAGAGATCTCGAGCCCCGGCGACGGCATGGGCGAGCAGCTCCTCATCGGTGAAGAACAGATCCGGACTAATGGCGCCCGTCTGCACCAAGGGCGCGAGGATTTGCGTTCGCGTCCGCCCGATGATGGCTTTGAATTGCGTCGGCATCTCAGCTCCAGATCAGCCGGAGGCCGGCCACCGCACCGCCGCCGTTCAGCACGAACGACGTCACAGTCGGGCCGAGCGCGATGGTTGTGGGATCGGTCGGATGCAGGATGATCCCGGTATCGCCCGCGATGCCTTTCAAGGTGATCGCCTGGACGTTGCCGGCCGGCGGAACAATCGTCACCGCCGTGGCCGTGGCGCCGCCCGTGGGTACGGTGATCGTGTTGGTGCCCACGGCGAGCGAGATCAGTTGTTGGACGCCGGGACTCGCCGGGTTCTGAAGGGCGGCATTCGTCTGCGTCGCGGTCACGTCGCCGGTGAACGTGATCGTCTGCGTGCGGGCGCTCGCGGTCGACATGGACTCTCCTCTAGCGGTTCAGGGTTTCGCGACATGGACGGTCCCGCCGACGCTCAAGACGTTGTCCATGAACGTCTGATACTCCGTGTGCAGGGGTTGCAGCGCTGAGACGGCCGCGGCATAGTCCTGCTGCGCTTTTTCGAGAGTGACGGTCGCGACGTCGACGGCTTGTTTCCGCGTCTCGACGTCGCGCACGGCCGCATCGATCTTGGTGGCCAGCTCCAACATGGTCCCCTTCGGCTGCGTCATCGGTTCGTCCTTCTGTTCGGCCACACGGCGCGAGCGCCGCGGCCGTGTGGTTTTGGCCATCGGGTCACCCGACCAACGGCGGAGCGCCGCGGGTCAGTTTCTTGTACGCCTCCCAGGTGATCGTGCCGACCGCGCCGGTCGCGCCGGTGACGTTCAGCACGAGCGATTGCGCTTCGGTGCAGGGCGAACCCTGCGGGCCGAAATCGAAATCGAAATGCGCCACGGCGGCGGCCGACACGTTCGGCACGAGCAGCACGGCCGCACCGTCCTGGATCGTCCACAATTCCGCGGCCGTCAAGGTCGTGACCTGGATGTGCAGCTTTTGCAGAAAGATCGTCTGCAACAGGATCAGCGGTACGAGCGTGATGAGGCCGGTGTCGGCCGCCTGGACGCGGTAGGTGCCCGACACGGAGCCGTACGCCTCGCGATGGTACGCGTAGGGTTCGTTCATGGCTCAGGCCTTGACGGGGACGATCGGATTCGCCAGGGCGAAGGTCACCCAGCCGAACGAACGACCGACCGCCGTCGACGGCGCGCTTTCGGTGACGACCATGATCACGCTGTAGGCGTTCGGGTTGTAGCCGCCGATCATGTTCGCCGACTGCTGGCCGAACCGCCCGGCGGCGGTCAGGTACGCGCCGTTGAGGCCGCCCCAATTGCCCGCGCTGGCCGCGGTCAGGCGTTCGCCGACGAGGAGATCCGTCGCCTTGAGGTTCGTCGCGAGAAACCAACCGTTCGCGGCGTTCGCGTCGCCGATCGTCAGGTTGACGGTACCGCCGCCGGTCCAGAGGACCGTCGAGAGAAAACCGATGTCGAGGAGGATCGCGCCGGCTGGAATCGGAAACGTCGCCGTGTGCGTGAGCGTGACGGCGTCTTCGACGAACGCGGCGATCAGCGATTGGACGGGATTGGCCGCCTGCAACGTCTGCACGCCGACGCCGATGCCGGTGCCGACCACCAATTGATCGGTCAGGCCATCGACGTACAGTTCGTTGAAGGCTGAGGAGTTTTGGAAACCGACCGGCGGGCCGCCGGTCGCCGGGCCGCGTTGAATTCGACGTGTCGGCATGACGCAATCCTCCGAATGGTTCCTGTGGGGCGCGGTGCAGATCAGGCGCACGCGCCATGCTGGAACCAGGACCGTTGAGAGAGACGCCTCCTGTCAGGCGGTCAGGCCGTCCGTCAACCCGTAAACTCCGGGTTCACGGCGTCGTGAGCGCGAAGCCGTCGCCGCCATCGGCCGCGGCCGAGATCGTGAACGTGTCCGCCAACGTCACGAGCGCGAGGCGGAGGCCGGCGGCCAGCGGGAAGCCGTTCGGCGAGATGTAGATCCCCTCCTGGAGCGTGCCAGGGATCGCGCTGCTGACAGCGCCGAGCGGGATCACGAGTCGACTGTTGGCGGTCAGGCCCGAAATCGCGGCGTCGGTCCCCTCATCGAACAGCTTGAGGTACGACGCGAGCGCGGATCCGGCGACGGCCGTCTTGCGGATGTAGATGGCGAACAGCCGGGCGGTCGTCGTCGCGCCGTACTGGCCGCCGTTGGCCGCCGTGATCAGGCCGAACGGTGTCACGGTGTTGTTGGGCAACTGCGTGAACCGGAGATCCGGGCACGACTTCTGTTGCGCCAGCCACTTTTTGAGCGCCTGAAAGGCGAACTGCGCGCCAGGGGAGGCAATCGCCAGGGCGATCTCGACGCGTTGCCAGGTGAGCGCTTCCGCTTCGAGTGCGGGGAGAGGGGGAAGTGCAGCCATTGATCCAGTCCTTTCAATCCGAGTCTGTGGTGAGCGGCAAGTCAGACGGCCGGCCGGCGTTCAAGATGCGTTCGCCGGTCCGCGCCTGGAGCGAACGCCAGGCCTCGCCCGTGACGTGATACACGTCCTCGTGAACCTCGCGATCGATCTTCGCGCGATCGTCCGCGTCGCGTTGGTCGAGCGCTTTGCCGTACTTACTGCCGCCTTCGAACATGGCCTTACGCATCAGGTCTTCGGTGAGCGGGCCGCCTTCGATGGCCCACGTATCGCGGGCGATCAGTTCGCCGACGATGTAGTGCAAAAACCCTTCGGACCAACCTTCGAGACTGGTGATCCATGTCACCGGCACGAGGTCGTACCGCACGAACATGGCCGTGTCGTTCTGATCGTCGACGATCGCGGCGCCGGTCAGACCGCGGCTGTACTTTTTGACACGCGCGAGATGGAACACGGGACGCTTGCGGCCGGGCAAGATCCGGATGTCGTTGTCGAATGCCCACAACCCTTGTTGCCACCAGAGCGGCGGCGCTTCCAAGTTGAAGGGGTTCAGATCCGGAATGTAAATCTCGCCCAGCTCACTCATGGTTCACCGCCGCCGCCCGCCGGTCGTGGTGGCCGGCGCCGCCGGTTCGGGCGGCGCGGGCGCGTTGTTGGTGCCGGCATCGGCATCGTCCTGGAGATTGACTTTCTCGGTTCCCATCCTCGCGTCGAAGTACGACGGCCCGCCGGCATCGATCTTCGTCGCCGCGGTACCGAGGCCCATCATGCGCGAGCGATCGAGCCGCTCGCCGGCCTCGCTCTGTTCGATCGGCGTCACGTTGCCGAACGGCAGTCTTAGACCCTTGATGCCGAACAGCGATTCGATGATGTCCGGATCGCCGAGCGGATCCTCGCTGCCGTGAATCGGATTCTGTTTGTACGCCGCAATCGCGATCTCGCGCGGGACGTTTGGATGCTCGCCCGGCTCGAAGTGGTAGTGCGAGCCGTCCCAGGTCGCGGTGAGCGTCGACTTGCTTGTCCGATTGACCAACGTGACGTTGTCGCCAAACTGAGTCATGTTCTAACGCGTCCTTTTCTTTTCCGCCGGAGCTGGACCGGAAGGTCGCTCACCAGGTGAATCGCGGGGCCAAGGGATTGAAACCAGGGATCCCCATTAGAGCGGCGGCCCGGCCAGACTCCGGCGAAATTCGTGTTACGGTTGTTACTCGCCGCGGACGACGACGAAGGTCATGCCGGTCAGTGCATCGAGCCGCGCGCACTTCCCAGGATTGCGGCAGAACAACTGATACCGCTTGTAGTACCAGGCCTCCCACGCGTGCCGAGCGTTGATGCCCGTGCCGTCGCGTACGAGGATCTCGCCGCTCGATCCGGAAACCCACTTGCCCTTTTCGCTCGTGTAGCGAACGAAGTCTCCGCCCTTGGTGTCCACGAGGAACATTTGCCGGAGGCCGAGCGTGCGAATCGCCTTGTAGGCGACCGAACCCATCGTCAGATCCTCCTGCTGGAACGCGGCCGTTCCGCCGTCCGGATTCCGCCGGCTGGCGGCGTCCGCGTAGCGGCGATCGGCTTGCGTCAGGAGGATGTAGACGCGACGGACAGAGTGATGCGACCAAATCGCGTCAATTTCTCCATCGAGTTTTTGGTTGACGATGTCGGACACGCGCTGCAAGAGATCGAACGACAGCGCGCCCGTGTTCGCCGACACGTACGACTGATAGTTCGTCCAGAGCGAGCGGTCGACGCCGAAATAGTTCTGCCGGTAGGTGCCGTCGTCGATCAGCGCGGTCAAGCCCCAGGGCGCTTTTTCGTACGCGGTGTCGACCACGTCGGTCACGCCGGTGTTCGCCGACTGGACGACGTAGTCGCCGGTTGTCCAGCCCGGCGCGGCGCTCGCGGTGAAATCGGTTCCATCGCTGTTGACCGCGGTCACCTTGGGCGTGTTCGCCCGGATGGCGCCGGTGGCCGGATTGATCGCGGCGACGGCCATGCCCTTTTTGATGTAGCGGTTGCCGAAGGCGGACGTGATCGCGACGCCGGCCGACGAAATGTTGCCAGGGCTGTTCAGCTCCACCACGGCGGCGGCGGAGGTCGCATCGACGATGCCGAACACGCCGCGGCCATCGGTGCCGAGGTAGAACTCCTCGCGGTAGCTGATGTCATCGATCAGCCGTTCCATGTTCTCGGTCCGCGAGCTGCGGTACGAACCCTCGCGCGACTGCGTGTCGTCGAGCTGTTCGTTTGTGACGCGCCACCGCGCCATGATCTTTTTCTGAGAGATAAAACCTGTTATGTATTTCTGATTGTCGGCCACGGGAATGGCCGAATCGGAACCGACGGCCATCGGCGAGTTGTTGCGCTCAACGTGCGCCGACCACTCTTTGCCGCGTCCGCCATCCCACGGGCTGTCTTTCAGCTTGAACGCGTCGCGGAGCTGAAACTTTTTCAGCACGCCTTCGGCGATCACGTCTTCGTACGTGTTCTTGAGGAGGCCGTCCTCCGTCGCCGAATCAGAACCGGGGCCGGCCCACAACAGGCCGTCAGGGGATTGGGTCAGGTAGTGCAGGAAATCGCCGACGCGGCGAATGCCCGTGTAGTAGAACGACGATCGCATGGGCGTGCTCCTCGCTCCATGAACCCGAGAGAGGAAACACGTTCGATCATCGGCCCAGGCGCTCCGCTTCCTGTTCGGCCTTGTCGAGCATTTCTCTCACGGACATCTTGGAGTAATCGGGTTTTTCAGGTGCTGCCACAACGGGGACGGTGCGTCCGCCGCGCGGAACGATGTGCCGTTGTGCAAGGGGGACGGTCGCTTGTCGGCGGGCCGGTTCGAGCATGTCGCCAACGTACTCTTTGATGAATTCGTCGATCAGCGTTTCATCCCCGCTGTTGTAACGCGTCTGGAACTTCGCGAAGCCGTCCGGGTCCTCGCGCTTGTCCGGCATCGACGTCGCGAACGCGGCGCGGAGCTTGCGCGTCTGGCCCGGTGTCAACGTCGTCGCGCCGATCTCCTCGGCGAACCGCACGTCGAGCGTGCCGAGGAACCGATCCGCCTGTTGGTTGTAGACATGGTCGCGCGCTTCGGTCAGCGTCGCGCCTTCGTCGACCAGGGCTTTCACCGACGCCAGCCATTCCGGCGTGATGCCTTTCAGGTGGGCGAACTGCGGCAGTGAGTAGAAGGCCGCGGCGACTTTCTCGGCCTCCGCCTCGTCTTCGCTCGGCGGGTTGGCGCCGACGAGCAACGCGAGTTTCCGATCGCGATCCTTGATCTCGCGTTGAAGCCGCTCGATGTCGGACGCGGTCCGATTGACCAGCGTTTCGGCTTTCTTGTACTTCTCCGGCGGGATCCAGGCGGAGCGATCTTCGGGGTACGCGTACTGACCAGCGGGCGGCGTGCCAGCCGGCGGCGTGCCAGCGGGCGGCGGGGTTCCGGCGGGCGGCGTGCCGGCCGGCGGAGGCGTCCCGGCGGGCGGTGTGCCGGCGGGCGGTTCGCTGCCACCGGCGCCACCGGCGCCGCCAGCATCGCCGGCCGCAAACAACAGTCCTTCCGAGAACGATCCGATGAAACACGAACGGTATCTATTGAACATAATGTGTCCTGATGGCCTTACGCGAGTCGAGCCGGAATGGTCTTACGCGGAAGGCCGGGTCTTACGAGGAAAAACTTTGCGCAGCAGAGCACTTGTCGTACAACGATTTTGGCGGTTAGCCTACGCCCGAATCCGTACCGACGCAAGCCCTAGTAGGTCGGTGTCCAGTCTTGCACACTCCGGACACCCCCGCACGCTCATCAGTGCGTTACAAGTGCGGGCGAGCCCGGTTGCGGCGTGTTGCCGACTGGCGCCGAATTCTGGTTCGAGTTGGCCGCAGCTCGGCCGGCGCCTTGCGCGGGCGATGGCGGGCCGGCCGGCGTCGACGGCGCCGGAGGCGGCGGCAATTGTTGCGCCCGATCCCACGCGACGCGCACTTGCGGATCGATCAGGTTGTCGCCGTTGAGCGCCATCGTGGTTTTGATCGGCTCGGGCGGCTGTTTCTGCGACTCCGAGATCTTTCCTTCCAACTGCGCCAGGTAGCGGCCGACGAAGTACTCCGCCTCCGGCGTCGTGCTGAACATTTCGATCATCAGATCCGACACGGCCCACTTGACCAGCTCGATCCGATGAATCGGCGCGTCGTACCAGGGGCGCAGCTTGAACGGGTACTTGCGATCGGTTTCCGGGTCGAGCGGCGGCGCCACGGCCGGCGGCGGCTGGCCGGCGACGACCGGCGGCGGCGGCGGTGGTAAGTACTTCACGATCGGCGCGCTCTTGATCCACTTCACGAACGCGTCCTGATTCTGCAACGCGCATTGGTGTTGTTTGTCGAGCGCCGGAATCAGATCCGTCTGGCCGAGTTTTTGATAGACGGCGTACTGTGTGTCGGCATCTTTCAAATCGACGCCGCCGAGTTGTTTCAGATGTTCGATCGAGGCACGTTCACCCAGCGCTGTTTTCGGTTTCGTCGATCCGGATGCCACATCGAACGCAACCTCGCCATCGAGATCCGCACGTTGGTACGTCTCGAACGCGTACGATCGGCTTTCACTGACGACTGAGGCGGTCCGTTCGTGCGGTCCATATTCGCGCTCGATCTCCATCTGTGACCGGCTGACATCGCGGAAGCAATTCGCCCGCGATTGGAAGGCGCCGGCAAACCGGGCCTCCCCCGCTTCGACCAGGAGTTGCATGGCCGAGAACGCCTCAACGCCTTCCGGTTGTTTCCCCTTGAGGATGTCATTGATCCCGAGCGCCGCGTCGATCTCGGTGACGATCTGTTCGCGCAGCACCGCCCAATAGCGCGGCGGTTCGGTGCCCTTCCACAGCTCCGGTTTGCCGCCGCCGGGCGCGGGCGTGTACTCGGCGACCAGGCCGGGCATCGCGGGCGAATCGCCCATCCACTGCACCTCCTGGCCTTTCGGTTTAAGGATTTGCGGAATGGCCATGCGCGTCATCATCATTTCGACAATCGAATCCAACCGATTCAGTTGATCGAATTTCTGAATGACGGGATCGAGTGCGCTCGATGCGATCACGCGTCCGCCGACCTGTTCGTAGCCGGCGTGATGGAACGTCCACCGCGGGTTTCCGGTCGCCTCGTGGTACGGCAGCGGGCCGGGGATCCCCTCCGACTCCTCCAGGTGCAGGACAACCGGATTGCCGTCGCCGGCCACGCGCAAGACGAGGCCTTCCGGATGCTCGGGCGTCGGCCGCTCCCACAATTCGTACTCGGCGACGCCTTCTTCCTCACCGCTCCCGGAGCTGCCGGAGCCGACCGGCGCGATCTCGGTCTGGAACGGCAACGCCTGAAAAATCTGGAGGGAGCGCTCGCTCGAGTTTTTCGAGAATTGGATTTTCGAGAGGTACGGTTTCAGCTCGGCGTGTGTCTCGTAGTACCGCTTGGTCCGCCAGCGCAAGCGGATCAGGATGTCGACGTCTTTCCACCGCGGGCGCATCAGCGGGAACGCGACTTCGAGCGGCGACAACGCCGTTGTCACCGTCTGGCCCTGCGGTTCGTACTGCACGCGCGGCTTGCCCTGCTGATCGAGCGCGGGCGTGAAATTGCCGGCGGCCGGCGTGCGACATTTCGGGCAGGCCTGGCCGGCCTTGGCGATCTGATCGCTCGTGACGTCGTACCCGCACTTGGCGCAGTGCTCCCACGGGATCGCGTAGTACTGGCCGTTGTCGTCGTACGCGACGTGGTACACCACGTTCCCCAGGACGATGAACCAGAAATCGCCCTCGTGCATCGTCTCGGGCATTTCGTTCAGCCCGTAGAGCACCGGCATCAGCTTGCCGGCCGTCGTCGCCGTCGTGACCGACTTCACGTCATTGCGCAACGGCCGCACGTCGACGCTCGGGACCGTTGCGGTGAACATCGAGCGGATCGACTGCACCGCCTCTTTCGGCTTGCTCGTGACCGGCTTCGGCACGCCGCGGGCGATCCGCGCATCGCGCCAGCCGTTCGCCTGATCGTACTGGCCGAGCCATTGCCGCATGTTCACGTAGTGCAGATTGCGGGTCCACACGCGCTCGAAGCGCCAGCGGTCGCTAAAACACTCGCGCTTGCGCCGGCCGAACAGCTCCAGGTACTTCGCGTCGTCCATCCGCTGATCGGTGGCGATGATGGCGGGCGCGCCGGTGACCGGCGCCGCGGCGGCCGGCGGCGCCGCCACCGGCGCCGAGCTGCTCGGGGGAAACGTCATGAGGACATCCCGCCAGTCGGTGCGGGCGCGCCGTCATAGTTGACGGAGCCGTCAGCCCGCCAGCCGGCCGGCGCGTGACGGGGATCGTCGTCGAAGATCGACACCGGCGGGTACTCGGAGGCCTCCGGCGGCGCCGGCATCGTCGGCCGAATCATCGGCGCCGGCAGATCGAGCTGGACGAACTGGCGGAGCAAGAGGACGCGCTCGGTTTCGAGTTGGTTGACGCGCGAGCACAGAAATTCGATGAGGCCTTTCTGGACTGCCGTCTGCTGGCTGAGGATCTCGCGCCGGCCGCGTTCGGTGCCGAGGTCCTGGCGGACCATCGCGAGCTGCTGGCCGGCCTGTTCGCTCATCAGCTCATGCCGATGGCGTTCCTCCGCCAGCGTCTCCGTGAGCGCTTGCAGATCTTGGCGCAAGCGTTCGTACACCATCGAACTGATGAACATGGACCCTCCGGGAACACAGTCGAACGCGGCCGGGGTGTTACGCGAGGCGGGTCTTACACGGGCAGACGACCGAAGGTGGAACGAGGCTCAGCCTACGCCTTAGCCGGAAGCGAATCAAGCCTGGCCGAGATTTTCGGTTGGCTGACGATTAGCGTGAAGATCACGATCGGACACCCATAGTGATGCACGCTCCAGGTCGTGTCCGGCTCGCGGACGAACCACAGGGGTTGTCCGCACGCGAAACACGGGTCCTCGTGCAAGATTACGTGCGGCATGATCAGTTCGAGTACCGCGAGGCGCTCGGGGCGTCGCGCAATTTGCGACGGGCGACCAGCTCGGGGCGCGGCGCCGGCATCCCCTCGCGGAGTCGCCTGGCCAGTTCATCCAGGCCGCGTTCGACCATCGCCGGGATCGCCTCGCCGGCCTTGCGGCGCACGGCGACGCGCGCCGATCGCCCGTCCCGCCAGGTCCAGGCAGTAAACCCGGCCTTGGCGCCACGGCCGGTCATTTTCCAGAAGCGACACGCGTCGAGGCGAGCCCACGTCATCAGTGCCCTTTCAACGTACGCCGGTACGCGCGAGTCGTCGTCTCCAGGATGTCCAGCAATTCGCGCGACGGCGGTCCGAACACTTGGACGGCCAAATCGCCGGACGGCATCCGAAGGATCGCGGCCATCACATTCCCGTCACGCAAGGCAATCTCCATGATGGTCGCCACTTCGGCGGACGTGTACGGGAGCGGGTTCCCGTGGCGGTCGACGGCCATGTTGTCGCCGTGCAAGTCTGGCCGTGACGGCGTCGGCGCCGGCCGCGGATCGTCACAGAGTGGACAGGACTCCTGGCCGTGCAGGGCGCAGCTCATGACGGCCGCCGCGGCGCGGGACCGGGCGCCGGCCGGTCCTGGCCGGGATCATCGCCGCGGCGAATCACGGCCAGCGTAGCCGGCGCGTCGACGAAGTAGACGCGGAGCTGCTCGATCACCGCAATCGCCGTCGCGCGACTGCTCTGCGCGATCATCGGATGCCGCAACACGAGCTGGAGGAGGCCGACCAGGTGCAGCGCGCCGGTCGCCGTCAAATGCACTTCCACCGGCGGATGCGTCGCCAGTTCGGCCGCCAGATTTGCCGCGAGCTGTTCATCGTCGGTCATGACATCTGCTTTTCGAGCTGCTCGGCTTTTTCGATCAGGATCGCCGCGAGCTTCCGCGCCTCAACCGCCGGCAGACTGAGCCAGGCGACCGGCTTGCCGAATTCAATTCGGATCACGCCGGACTTCGGATCGATCCCGATGGCCGTGGCGAGTTGGCCCTCGTCGGTGTCGTCCTGCTTGCCGTACGGAAATTGGCCCGTGGCGCCGATCGGAAACGGGATGCCGGGCGGCGTCGCGAGCTGCGTCTCGCCGGTGACGAACGGTTGAATCAGCGCTGACAAATCCTCCTCCGTCTCGGCGAACACGATCCCGACCGTGACGTCTGGCGGAAAGCCGGGATGGGATTCGGCCGACGCGCGGATCGGTTTGCCGGCCGTCAAGCGATCGATGTTGCCGCGCACGACGCCCATGAGAATGACGCGCCGACCGTTGTCGCCCTGGCTGACTGCGATCATCATGGCTGCACTCCCCTGTCGATGCCGAGATAGGTCTGCCGGTAGGTCCCGTCGTCGATCAGCGCGGGCAAGCCCCACAGCTCCTCTTGCGTAACGCGGACGCGGCAGAGTATTTTTCTCTGCGCGATGTAGGCGACTGGCGCCGGCAGCGCCGCGAGCGCGGATGGCAGCAGCGGCACGCCGGCCAGGGCGCGGAGGAAGGATCGGCGCTTCATGGGCGGGCCTCCCCTTGGAGTCGATTGAGCGCGGCCGTCGCTTCGTCGATGCTGATCTCCCCCAGCGCAGCGCAAATCGCCCTGACCATCTCCGGCGACACGTCTGGCGCGTAGATCGCGGCATGGCGTTCGACGAACAGCGTCGCCGTCGTTTTCATTTCGGCCACCGTCGCCGCGAGTGATTTGACGGTCAGGGTCATACATCCTGCTCCCACAGCCAATGCTGTCGTTCCAGGTCCTTACGAATCGTGGTCAGGTACCGCGGCGTGATCAGCGCGACGTTCTGCGGCGGGAAGGCCTGTAGCGCTCGGCAGCGCGGACACCCGAGCAACACGATCGCCGTGTGCGCCACCGGATCGTCCTCGGCGATCTCACAGTGATCGAGCCGCATGATCAGGTTCCAGGCGTGATCGCATTTCGGCGTCAAGCGTTCGGCCGCAACGTCGATGATGGCGTCGTCCGGCGCGTCGGCCGGCAGGCCGAGAAACTGGCGCATGGCCATCCGCAAGTACGTCAGTTGGCGGAGCGTCGTCTCCGGATCAATCTCAGTCATTGCTTTGCCAGAATTCTCCGAGCGCGTACGGATCGCTCGGCGCGTCACTCGATGCCGCCGCCTCGCACCGGGCGAGATACTCGATCTCGCCGCGCGTGCGTTCGTCCAGTTTCGACAAATCGCGGCCCGGCTTCGGCGGCGCCATCATCGGCGGTTCGGGTCGCGACATGACCAGGTAGCGGAGCGCCTTCGCGGCTTCGACGGCGCCGGCCTCGTCGATGTCCTCGGCGTGCGTCGCGTCTTGCAGGAGTTGCGGTAGCGAACGGATCACCGTCGTACAGGACGGATGCACGATCAGCGCGGCGACTTCCCCTTCGTCGGTTTTCATCGGCTCGAACCAGTGCTGGAGCCGTTGCCAGCCGGCGACCGGATCGTGCGTCGACTCGACGACCGGCAAGCCGTGACGCCACAGCGTCTCGAACGTGTGTTCGCCGATGTCGTCCTCGGCGACGTGGCCCGGCGCGTTCCCCCACGCGTAGCCGCCGATGTCGATGTTGAGCTGACGATTCAACAGCACGATCGCTTTCGCCAGATCGGACGCGACGGTTTCGATGAACGGGTATTCGCGTTCGATGTAGATTCGGCCATCCGGCAGCACGACGGCCCACAGGAAGATCCCCGCCTTGAAGAATCCCCAATGGAGCGCACAGAGCCGCGGGACCGTCTTCGGGATCGTCAACGTCTGGATCCGATCCTCCCGATGAAAGGTCTTGAAGTACTGCAACGGGAACACGTCCCGCCGGCCGAATCGAAACATCGCGCGGCGCGCGGGGCTGAGCGTCGCCAGGTTGTTGACGTACCGAGGATCCGCGTACGGGTTGTCCTCCAGGGACGTGTGGATGAAATGATATTGCGACGGCTGGTAGTCGGGGTACCGTTCGGGCGGCGGATTCTTGTTGATGAAGAATTCTTCGACGAAACTCGAGAGCGGCCCGCCGGGGTTCTCGCCGGCCAGCACCAGGCCGCGCCAGCCCTTGCGCCCGCGCGTGCGGCCGGTCGATGCGGAAATTTCGGTGAACTGAATTTCCTCGAATTCTTCGAGCTGCTCGAACACGATCAGGTCGACGTCGCCGCCGATGTAGTTTTTGTAGTCGTCGCGCTGGTAGCAGTGGCCCCAAATCAGCTCGGATCCCGTCTCCGGAAAATCCATCTGCTTCGCGCCGTACTTCGCGCCGATCCGCTTCGCTTCCTTTACCGCATATTTCATGTGGTTCAGTTGCAGCTCGGGGAAGCTCCGGCGCAGAAACAGAATCGAAAATTCCTCGTACGTGTCACAGAGCCGATAGCAGACGCGGCGGAGCATGGCGGACTTGCCGCTATTGCGGTGGCCGCCGACGCCGAGCGCGCCGTACAACTGCGTCGCAATCGCTTCCTCGACTTCGACCTGGCGCGGCAACGGCAGATAGAACAGCCGGCCGTCGACGTCGGTCATTTTCCAGGTGAGTTGGCGCTTGAAACAGGCCTTCGTCGGACAGGTCCAGGCCTCGACCTTATCGACCATCCGGATCACGAATTCCGATTGGCACCAACAGCACCGAAAAACGGGAACCCAATCGCTCATGGGCGTTCTGGCGTCTCGACGACTCGGCCTTCCTCCTGATCTTTCAAGAGCACTTCGCGCCGCGTGGGTTCCTCGGCGCCTTGACGCTCCTCCGCCACGATCTCGCGCTCTAACCGCTCGGTATCATCGAACGACGTCGCAAACAGCCGCGTGATGTAGGCGTGAACGACGATGCCGCTCGCTGTCGTGCCTTGCCAACGGCGCGCCGGGACGGAGCCGTCCGGTCCTTTCATGACCAGGTGGTCCGACGTGCTTTCGAGTGTGACTTTCATCGGGAGGCCTCCGCCTCCGATCCTAGATCAAAGTTATCGAGGAGCTGGGCCATCTGCTCCCGGCTGTAGACCGGGCGCATCATCAGCACGTACGCGTCGTGATCGCTCACGCGCGTATCCGGATGCTTGGCTAAATCGCTGAGCATCGAGGTTTTGGCGTGCTGCACCGCAACGGTGAAGCTCGTACGCGGGAGGTAGTAGTCGAATTCGGCCATCGCCCGCTGCCGGCACCACACCAGGTGTTCGTCCTTTGTGCGTAGCGGCCGAGCCGAATCGCCACTACCGACCGGCTTCAATTCGGATTCACCGTCCGCCGGCTTCCCTGGCGCATCTCGCGGAAATCGAGCAACGCCGCCGCCGCGGCCTCCTCGGGGAGCCCGACTTTTTCGGTCAGGAACCGAACCAACAACCCATCCGAGATCGCGGCCTCAATCGCCGTGGCGAACATTTCGAGAACGTGTTTCGCCTTCGCGATGTCCATTTGAATCTTGATCGGATCCAGGTCCTCCTCGTCGACGATCCGGATCAGCATTTCGACGAGGCCTTGTTTCGTCTTCGCGCCGTAGATGCTGGCGAACTCAAGGTTGTAGGTGTTGTCGGCCACGGTCCCTCACGTCTTTGCGGTTGTTACGCGATTTTCCTAATGTTTCGTACCCGGGATTGCTCACGTCTTTCAAGCCGGCGGCCCGGCCGGCGGCGGTACCGAGACGAAGATCTCCGCGTACGGGTCCTGAATCGTGCCGCCCTCGCGCTTGTCGATGTTGTACGGTTCGTCGAACACGATGCCGGCGGCCGTCCGTGTGTACGCGGCGACGCGGGCGATCCGCATCTCGCGCGTGCCGATGTGCATCATGATCCCCTCGGTGCGGGCGGCGGTCGCGTCGCCGAGCGTGTGCAGGATCATATCGGCCGCGATGAAGTACCCAAAGACGGGCGCATTGCGCGCGATGTGTTTCACCACGGCCACGCGATCCGCGCGCTCAACACCCGACGTGGTCAACACGGATCCATCCATCAAGAGCACGGAGATCAGAATCGGAATGTTCCAGCCAGGTTCGGCGACTCGGCGCTCCATGATCGCCCGGAGGCCGGCCTCCGCAAGCTTTTCCAGGTCCTCCTCAGTCGCGGGACTGGTACCGGGCGGCGACGCGATCATCGGGAGGAAGGCCAGGCCTTCGCCGATCTCGCGGACGGAGAATTCCTTTCGCGGCGGCGGGATCTCCGTGACGCGCTGCCGGAGCTGCGCGATCTCGACGGCCGTCCATTCGGTGTGAGGCTTCCCGGTCCGTACCTCGTGCGCCATCGTGAAATCGCGCCGCTCGACGTAGTCGATGAGCGCGACGCGATACGCCGCGGCCGTTTCGGTTCGCATCCGCGGCCGAAAATGATAGGCCGCCGCGGCCCTGGCCATGAGAATTTCGAGGGTCAAAACAGGCTCCCTTGCGGATCGTCCCGCGGCGCCTTGGTCGGTGCGACCTTGGGGCCAGACTCCGGATAGGTCGCGACGACGTGCGCGTTGTCCGGCAGCGGTTGAATCGCAGACGCGGTGTAGACGCCGCCGGGCCAGGCCTCAAGTCTGAACACGCGCCAGATGTTCCCGAACCGTGCGGCGCCGTTGCGAGCGGTGTCGTGGGCCTCCGGGAGCGTCATGGCTCAATGATCTCGATGTTGTAGATCGCTTCGACAAGCTTTTTGCGGAGCTGATACGCCTCGGTTTTCGACGCCGGACTTTTCACATCGATCACGCGGAGCGTGTCTTTGCCGCAGTAGTGTTCCCAGTACCGAAAATCCGCGGTGAAGTCACCGCAGTGGATCCGGCCACGGTCCGGCGTGTCGATGTAGATCGGAAACACCGGCTGTAATTCGAGGTTGTCGATCTCTTTCAACCGCTCGCGCATTTTCAGCAACAGGTAGTGCGCGCCTTCTTTTTTCGAGTCGAACAAGATCCCGTCGATGGTGACTTTTTGGTTGCCGAATTTTTGGCGTTCGGCCGGCGCCGCGGCGAGCGCGGCGGCGCCGTGTCTGGCCTGGTGCGCGCGGAGGTCGCTCATTTTCCAGCGAGCCATTACCGCGGCCTCACGCGGACGAATTCCCACAACACCGGCGGCACGCACCGTTCGGACCTAATCATTGACGACCGCCCGCAGCACGCTCCCGGACATGCGGCGGAGATCGCCGCGTGTGTTCGGCTTGACGCTCTGCAACGGCTTGAGCCCCTCGCGATTGGGCGCCGGTGGCGCCACGTCGGCCGGCAGCTCCGGCGGCGCGCCACCCGCGCACTCGCCGCAGCGGACGAATGGCCGCGTGACGCCGGGCACGGTCGTTACTCGCACCGCTTCTCCACTGGTGATGTCCTTCCCGCAGCCGCCGCAGAAGCCGGCGCGTTCAGCGTGCGTCCATTCGTGCGGCATGACCGCTCGTGTGCTGTTGCCGGTCCTGACGAAACGCGCTCTGGCCGTTCGAGCCGGCGTTGACCGGCAACGGCATGCCGAGCATGCGGCGGCGGTACGCGGCGGCGTCCAAGGCGGTGAGGAGTTGTCCGGTGTTCTGCGTCTGGCCGGGGAGCGCGTTCGCCGCGCGCCACTTGAAGCGCTCGACGATCTCGGCCTCGCTGA